CGGGAACATCTGCAACATCAGGCTCAAGTGGAACATCTGCGACATCAGGTTCATCGGGAACATCCGCTACATCAGGAACTCGTGGAACATCGGGAACAGATGGAATTGCTGGAACTTCAGGAACTTCTGGTTCTTCAGGAACATCAGGTGCAAACGGTTCAAGTGGAACATCGGGAACAGATGGAATTGCTGGAACTTCAGGAACATCCGCAACATCTGGTTCATCAGGAACATCTGGAACTTCTGCTACTGACGGTATAGCGGGAACACCTGGAACTTCAGGAACATCCGGAGCACAAGGTATTCAGGGACCATCAGGTTCATCAGGAACTTCGGGTGCTAACGGTTCATCTGGAACATCTGGAACTGCCGGTACATCGGGAACCTTTGGTTCAAGTGGGACATCTGGAACTGCCGGTACATCGGGAAATCCTGGTTCAAGTGGAACATCTGGAACTGCTGGTACAAGTGGAACTGGATTTTCAACGGTATCTAATACAGGAAATGATAGAATACTAACATCAGACGGTACTGCAAATGCAGCGGTAGCTGAAACTAATTTATCATTTAATGGATCATTATTAAATCTGACCGGTTCTTTACAAATGAGTAATCCAGGTGAAATACTAACACCTGTTTTAGTTGGTCCTGATGAAAAGATGACAACACTAACCGTTACAGGAAATGGCGTTGGTGGTGTTGTTACATTTGACTTAAACAACGGTCCGGTTTTTAGAGTTACTCTTGATGGAAATGTAACATCATTTACAACAAGTAATGATCCACCAAGTGGAACTGCTGCTAGTTTCACTCTGATAGTAATTGGTGATGGAACTGCTAGGGCAGCCGCTTGGAATCCAAAAATTTATTGGCCAGGTGGAGCACCGGCTCTACCGTCTACACTCGGAAATTCTAGTGTGTTTGTTTTCACTACTTTTGATCAAGGTGGTGCTTATTTAGGATTGGTAGCGGCAGATAACGTTGCTGGTGGTTTATGATAAATTATAGAGGTTTACGGTATGATAAGTAATAATTTAGTATTAGCAACCGCTTTACAATCGGGATATAATGGCTATCAACCACCTCCACCACCGCCAGGATATAATCTTTTTTCTTGGGGGAGAAACGATACCGGTGCATTGGGTTTGTCAAATACCACATATAGAAGTAGTCCCGTTCAAGTTGGATCAACCGCAATTTGGACAGAAATCCACTCAGGAGATTTACATAGTTTAGGTATTAGAAACAACGGAACAATATGGTCATGGGGTGACAATACATATGGTGAGTTGGGGTTGGGAGATACCACGACTAGAAATTCTCCAACCCAAATTGGTACTTTATCAGACTGGAGTAAAGTATCAACTGGAAACAATCATACTGTAGCAATAAAAACGGATGGAACATTATGGTCTTGGGGATTCAATGATAATGGGGAATTGGGTTTAGGAAACAGAACAAGCAGATCCAGTCCGGTTCAAATTGGATCCCATACAAATTGGGCAAAAGTTTCATGTGGTGCAAATCATTCTCTTGCAATAAAAACCGATGGTACACTTTGGGCATGGGGTGCAAACACCGCTGGTGAAACTGGACATGGAATATCATCTGGAGTTGGTAGTAATGGTGTCCTATCACCAAGACAAGTTGGACTATTAACCGATTGGGCTGAAATAGCTGCTGGTAATTATTTTACATTAGCGGTAAAAACTAATGGAACGCTTTGGACATGGGGTGATAATCCAAATGGAAATTTAGGCACAGGTAACACAACAGACAGATCAAGTCCAGTTCAACTTGGATCTTTAACTAACTGGAAATATGTTGCAGCTTCACAAGGTCAAACAAATTTTTGCCATTCTCTTGCCGTAAAAACTGATGGAACACTTTGGGCGTGGGGATATAATAATGGTTCATTGGGTGATGGTACAGCTACACAAAGAACTTCTCCTGTTCAAATTGGTGGTCCATTTGGAGATACTAATTGGGCAAATGTAGAAGCCGGAAGTGGATGTTCAATCGCATTAAAAACTAATGGAACAATTTGGACATGGGGTGCAAACTCTAACGGAGAATTGGGTTTAGGCAATACAACAACTAGATCCAGTCCTGTGCAGGTTGGCACTTCAACAGCATGGCTTAAAATAATGGCAGGAAGAAATCATATGCACGCTATAAGATCTTAATAATATAAAGGTTTTGGTATGAATGGTAGAGAAATACATCCACTTGACGTTGCATTGAATGCTTCTATAAGTGGCAATTTAGATGAAAGTGAAAAGATACTTCGTAATCAACCACAAAATGATTATCGTGTTCTGTTTAATTTAGGATGGCATGAAATGAGAAGTGGCAATCTTAAAAAAGGATTTGAGCATTTAAATTATGGTAGATTTATAGGAGTATTTGGATCACCGGCTATACCTGGAAAAATTTGGAAAGATGAATCACTTGAAAATAAAACACTTCTATTTAGGTGTGAAGGTGGTTATGGTGATCAAATAATAAATTTTCGTTTTGCTAAAAGGTTTCAAGAATTGGGTGCAAGAGTTTTGGTATCATGTTCACCAGAATTAAAAGAATTGTTTTCAGATCATGGTTTTATTTGTGTAGATAGCTCGGCTTATTCAAGTATTCATTATGATTATTGGATTCCTGCAATGTCTGCTGCTTATATGTTAGGATTAGAATATGAAGATTTAAAAGGATCACCTTATTTATTTTCAAAAAATCCAAAAAAACTATTTTCAAAACATGGGAATATTAAAGTTGGTATTCGTTGGAGTGGATCTCCAGAATTTGAACACGAACAATATCGAAGATTTACACCAGAGTTTATGATCAATTTACATAACGTACCAAATACCACATTTTACTCACTTCAAAGAGATGAAAATACAATAGATGGTCTTCCATTTGCAGATATGCATGATCAAATGAAAACATGGATTGATACTATGAATATAATATCAGATTTAGATTTAGTAATAACATCATGTACTTCTATTGCTCATTTATCGGCAGCCATGGGAAAACCAACATGGATAGTTGTACCGATTTTACCATATTATATTTGGTCTTTTCCTGGTAACAAAAGTAAGTGGTACGATTCGGTTACATTATTTAGACAAAAAAAATTTGGTGAATGGCAAGATGTTTTTGAAGATATTAAAAATGAATTGATAAAAATTTCTTCTTAAAAAAATAATCTTTGAAAAATACATAGATATTTATATGTAATGTTATTTGTATTATTGAGGCAATGTATGAAATATATTTTAGTAAAAGACGGCAAAATATCCGGAAATCCAACAGATTTACCAAAAAGTTGGGAAAACATTTCCAATTTCCACGTTTTTGATAATGAAACATTGAAACAATATGGATGGTACTCGTATAGATTTGTAGAAGCAAATATAAATTCAAATCAATTTTACGATGGAAGTGATTTTGTTATAGAAGAAAATGAAGTAGTAGAATATCAAAAAGTTCGTAATAAAACTCAACAAGAAATAGAAGATGAAATAGAAGGAATGTGGCGTGCAATTCGTTATCAAAGAAATACATTACTATTAGAATGTGATTGGACACAGTTGGCAGATTCACCACTAACAAATCAAAAACAAACGGAATGGCAAATATATCGTCAATCACTTCGTGATATAACAACACAATCAAATCCGTTTTCTATAAATTGGCCAACACCACCAGAGGCATAATATGCAAAACAGTTCTATGACATTGTTATTAAAAGAATTAAACATATCCATTTTTAATGAAAATGAATTAGTGGATAAAGATTTAATAGTGATTTTTCCCGGTAAATTTCAACCAATGGGACAACATCAACGAGAAGAATATCTACGGTTAACAAAAAAATTTGGTAAAAATAATGTATATGTGGTTACGGATACAAATACTGATCCACAAAGAATGCCATTATCTTTCGATGAGAAAGTTAAAATAATGAAAAGGCATGGTGTTGATAAAATAGAAAGTGTTAATAACCCATATATGCCAACCGAATTAATAAAAAATTTGGATGAAACCAAAACAATACTTATATTCGCAGTAAGTCATAAGAATGTATCTAAGTTAAAAAATTTTAAGCGTTTAACAAAATATAATGGCTCATCTAACCTACCCATAAAAGATATTCAAAATCCATATGTATATTACATAATAACAAATGAAGTTAAATATGATTTACCTAGTTTTGGAAGATTAAATTCACAAAATATATTTAAGGCATTGAGTGATAGAAATGCAAAATTGGCTGAATTAAAATCACGTTTTATTTCAATATTCGGTTGGTTTGATGCTAACATATTCAATACTGTTATAGGTAAATTTAATACAGATCGTGGAGAACTAAAGGACGGGAAACAACAATTAAAGCCATTACAAATGGTAACTCGTAAATTTTGGAATAAAGTATACAATAAAGTTGCTAATGAAAAATAAATAAGTTAGTAAAAAATAGTGTTTTGATTAAAAATATTAAAGGTAAGTTATGATTAAGATTGATGGTGTAGACGATATAAAAAAACTTTTACACGGAGAACATTCAGAACAACAAAGAGTAACAGTTGGATTCATACCCGACACCGAGAAACAAACTGAAAGTAGAAATATAGGAGACCGTTGGTTTGATGCCGATGGTAATGAGTGGGAACAAAAAGAAGGATATACAGTAAAATTGGGAAAAGAATGGCAACAAGAATTGCAAACATATTTAAAATCTTTTCCTAATTGTAGAAAAGAAACATGCACATGCTCTATGCCAAAGAGATTGGATGAAAAAATGAGACGTATTCATGGAATGTGCTTTGATTGTGTCATAGACATGGAACATAAAATTCGTCTTCAAGGTAAATGGGATGAATATGAAAAAATGAAAATAAAAGAAAATGCTTTGGCTTGGTTAAAAGAGGCTGAAAAAGATAAAGATGCTATAGCGGAAGAATTGTCTAAATTGGATTTTGCAAATGAATTTGGTGATTCTGAAAAATGGAACATTCCAATTAGTAAAGAGGAATTATTAAAAAAGATAGAGGCCGAATTTGAAGAATTCAAGAGAGATTTTATAGATAAGTTGGATAATATTAACACCGAACATACCGATGAAGAAATAGTATTTGGCCATAAAGTAGATGTTGATAGCGATAAAATTGTAACAATGACACTAATAGAGAAAGGTGATGCCGGCAAAAAATAATATAGTCAAAGAAATTTTTACAGGTATAGGTGGAGGTATATCATCAAAAAGAACTATGATGTTTTTATCATTTTTAATGATGATTGTAATGGCTATATTATCAACTTTTTATAGAATGGAAGTTCAACAATTTATTTTTGATGGATTTTTATACATAGTAGTTGGTAGTCTATTTTCTGTAGCATCCGAAAGATTTAGTTCATCGTATACAAAAATACCAAAGGAAGAATATTTCAAAGATAATTTAGATGAAAACTTGGAGAAATAAATGAAAGAGGTAATAATTGAGCGTGCTGTTCCTACTAATAAAAAATTATACTCTAAAATAAAATCAAGAGTAAAGAGTAAATTTAAAGTTTGGCCAAGTGCCTATGCTTCAGCAGCTGTTGTTAAAGCTTATAAAGCTGCTGGTGGTGGATATAGAAATGTAAAAGAAGTTATAAAAAATCCCTCATACCAATTAGAAGGATATGCAACAAATGCTTGTGGTAAAATAACAGAACTACACTTTACTTTACGTGAGGAGGGTTCACACCAAATAACAGAAGCTGAATATCGTGGTAGAAAGGTATCTTTGGGAAAACCATTCAGAACACCGGGTGGACCAAAAAAGTTTTCAGTATACGTTAAGAAATCAAACGGTAATGTAGTAAAAGTAAATTTTGGTCACAAAGGTGAAGGTGGTCAAAAAACAATGAAAATAAAAAAGAGTAATGCTGCTCGTAGACGTTCATTTAGAGCTCGTCACAGATGTAATACTCCAGGACCAAGGGATCGTGCTAGATATTGGTCATGTAGATTTGGTTGGCCTAAGTCTGGAAAAGGTGCAATAGATAAAACATAATTATGATAGCAAAAGTATTCAAATCCGCATTAAAACCTTTCATGGAACCCTTAACACTTGGTGATTATGAAAAGGCTGCCGATGCAATAGCAACCGCTTATGACATATCAAATATTGGTATGAGTATGACAATATTCGGTTCTATCTTATTGAAGGGTAACAAAGAAATACTTAAAAGTTTTTTATTACAAGGATTGACACTAAATTCAAATTTAGTTAGTTATTTACCCGTAGTGGAACCCGGTTGGACAACAATGGCAACTGGGTTTTGTATGTATTGGTCAACTGCGACATTTACTCCAATGCCACCGTTACCACCTATGGTATCGCCACTATTAGGAACACAAGTTATATTTCCAGGAACACCGACTGGATTGGATGTTGCATTGAAAGTTGCCTTTACACAGGGTGATTTAGATAAATGTTTAGATATTCTTTCTTTGTCATTAATTGCCCATCAACTAACTATAACTGGAACATACAATGGGCTAGTTCCAGCAGCACCTTCACCATTACCACTTATTTTACCTTGGATTGCTATAATAGGAGTTCCCGATGTATCAATAAAGTCCGATGATGAAGAACAAACCGATACAACACAAGAGGGAGGTGGTGGACAAGAAGACGTGGTTGATGATAATATAAGTGATGCTGACAAAAAAATAATAGATGATGCTAAGAAAAAATTAGATGATATAACAATAATAGTATCTGATTTAAAAAAATTAAATGTGGATGATTTGCAAAATAAGGATGAAGACATATTGTTACTGTTGGGTGATGTGAATATACTATCAGGTAATCCCGTAATAATAGCATCGAATCAGTATCCAAGAGTGGTATATTTATTAGCTGAATTAAGAAGTCTTCTAAACAAAATAAATCAGACACCAAATGTCAG